ACTCATGAACTTGCTGTTTTTGGTGAGTGTATTCTAATTAAAGAAACTATGTGAGTAAATTATGAGTGAAGTATATCTCGGTAATCCTAATCTAAAAAAAGCAAATACTGCGATTGAATTTACAGAAGAAAATGTTATTGAGTTTCTTAAATGTAAAGAAGACCCAGTATATTTTGCAAGGAAGTATATAAAAATTGTTTCTCTTGATGAAGGATTAACCCAGTTTCATCCTTATCACTTTCAAGAAAAGTTAATTAATAATTTTCACAATAAAAGATTTAATATATGTAAGATGCCACGACAGACTGGTAAATCCACTACAGTCGTATCTTACCTTTTGCATTATGCTGTCTTCAATGACAGTGTAAACATTGGCATCCTGGCAAACAAAGCAGCAACCGCAAGAGAACTTCTTGGAAGATTGCAAACTGCATATGAGAACTTACCAAAATGGATGCAACAGGGTATTATATCATGGAACAAAGGATCTCTGGAGTTAGAAAATGGCAGTAAGATATTGGCAGCTTCTACGTCTGCGAGTGCTGTCCGAGGTATGTCATTTAACATCCTCTTTCTCGACGAATTCGCGTTCGTCCCAAATCACGTTGCTGACTCGTTCTTTGCATCTGTTTATCCTACTATTACTTCTGGTAAAAGCACCAAAGTAATTATTGTATCTACCCCACATGGTATGAATCATTTCTACCGTATGTGGCATGATGCAGAAAAAGGAAAGAATGAGTATATACCAACCGATGTTCATTGGTCGGAAGTTCCTGGTAGAGATTCAAAGTGGAAAGAGACAACAATTGCAAACACCTCTGAAGCTCAATTTAAGGTCGAATTTGAATGTGAGTTTTTAGGATCTGTCAATACACTAATAAATCCTGCCAAACTTAGAACTCTAGTATATGACGATCCAGTAAAACGAAACGCAGGATTAGACATTTATGAGAATCCAATAGAAGAACATAACTACATGATATCAGTAGATGTTTCGCGTGGATTGGGAAATGATTATTCAGCATTCATTGTGTTTGATATAACAGAGTTTCCCTATAGAGTAGTAGCAAAATATAGAAATAACGAAATTAAACCTATGTTATTTCCAAACATCATATATGATGTTGCAAAGGCATACAATAATTCGTGGATGTTGATTGAGATTAATGATATTGGTGATCAAGTAGCAAGTATTCTTCACTTTGATTTGGAGTATGAAAACATTCTTATGTGCTCTATGAGAGGACGTAATGGTCAAGTTGTTGGTTCTGGATTTAGTGGTAAAAAATCTCAACTTGGATTGAGAATGACTGCTGGAGTTAAAAAGTTGGGATGTTCTAATCTTAAAACTCTTCTTGAAGATGATAAACTTATAACTAATGATTATGAAATCATATCCGAACTAACCACATTTGCTCAGAAAGGAAATTCTTTTGAAGCAGAAGATGGGTGTAATGATGATTTAGCAATGTGCTTAGTTATTTTCTCTTGGTTAGTTGCACAAGATTATTTCAAAGAAATGACTGATAATGATGTACGTAAAAGGTTATATGAAGAAAAGAAAAATGAAATCGAACAAGATATGGCACCGTTCGGATTTATCTCTGACGGATTTACTGATGAAGTTATTGTAGACGATGCTGGTGATCATTGGCACACTGATGAGTATGGTGACAGGTCATATATGTGGGAATATTACTAATGAACTTTGAAGAAGGATTTGAATTAGAACATTTAATATTCACACAAAGAAAATGTACCTCATGCAAACAAGTTAAAAGTTTGATTGAAGATTTTTACTTAACTAGAAAAACAAGAGGTAAATTACCATCAGCATATTCTTATGAATGTAAGGAATGTACGATAAAAAGAGTCAAAGAGAAAAGAAAGGTTAAGCAAAATGGGTGGGAATACCCTGATTGGTAGATGTTCATGCATTGTTTCCCCTCTGTAAACATCCATAATTCTAAATATTAGTAGATTAATTTGGATTTCGGAGAGAAAAAGATGCCATTAAACCTAGCATCTCCTGGTGTTCTTGTTAGAGAGGTTGATTTAACTAACGGCAGAATTGACCCAACATCTGATAGTGTTGGAGTTATTGCTAGCCCATTTGCGAAGGGTGCAGTTAACGAACCAGTTTTGGTTGGTAACGAAGAGGAACTTCGCCAAGCATTTGGTGGACCTGCTGCAACTGATAAGCATTATGAAAATTGGATGGTAGCATCCTCATACCTCGCTTACGGTGGATCCCTTCAAGTTGTAAGGGCAGGAGGATCAAACTTAAGGAACGCATTTGTTGGCGCTGGATCTAGCATTAAAATAGATAGTGCTACAGATTATAGTCTTAAAGGTTATGATGAAAGTACAATCACTGGCGTAACAGTTGCCGCAAGAAATCCCGGATCTTGGGGTAATGGTATTAAAGTTGCAATTATCGATGGTTTTGCAGATCAAGAGATCGGAATCGCAGGAACTGTTTTATCAGATACAAGTGTTGGTGCAGGAATTACTCAAGCAATCCCTGCAGGAACAGTCATTGCTGGAGCAGGAACAACCTCTTTATTAGATGGTTATTTAAAAGGAATCATTACTGGTATTGATGGTGGAGAACTGCAAGTTAAAGTTCTATCACACTATGATGCTGCTGGAGCAAGAACTCAGGTTGACTATACAGCATCTGGTGTATATAAATTTAACACATCTGAAGATCTCTACGTAAATGGTGTAGGTGCAACTACAGTATCAACTGCTGCAGATTGGTTTAACCAACAAGAATTTACTTTAACTTCTTCAACTGGAATTAAAAAGAAGTGGTCTTCTATTGCACCAAGACCAGGAACCTCTTCATATACAGCAGCAAGAGGAGGAAGATTTGACGAACTTCATATAGTTGTTATTGATGCTGAAGGAAAAATTACTGGAAATGAAGGAACAATTCTAGAAAAGCACGTAGCACTTTCTAAAGCAAGTGATGCTGTTTATTCAGTAGGTTCTTCTGCATATTGGAGAGCATATCTCGCAAGTGCTTCAACTACTATTTTTGGTGGCGGAGCTCCAGCAGGTATTGCAACATCTGGATTCACTAGTGGTTGGACAGCAGCAACTGACATTGGTTGGGATCAACCAGCAGAAGGAATTCTGTTTGGATTGTCTGGAAATGACAATCTCACTCTTGCTGGTGGAACAAACTATGATGGAACAGCAGACGGTTCTAATGCTGGATCATATAAATCTACTGTTTCTGATTTAGCAGCTTCATACGATCTCTTCAAGAATAAAGAAAAGTATGCTATTGATTTTCTTATCATGGGATCTGCAAACTATCTCAAGGAAGAAGCACAAGCACTAGCATCTAAATTGGTTGAGGTTGCTGAGTATAGACAAGATGCTCTTGCATTCATCTCTCCTTATAGAGGAGCATTTATAAATGACACTGTTTCTGGTACTTCAGTTGTACTAAACACTGATGATGTTTCTACTACTAATGTACTAGATTATTATTCTGCCATTCCATCAAGTTCGTTTGCAGTTCTTGATAGTGGATATAAGTACATGTATGATAGATTCAATAGAGTCTTCAGATATGTTCCACTGAATGGAGATATTGCAGGAACATGTGCAAGAAATGATGCTAACAATTTCCCATGGATTTCTCCAGCAGGAACCGCTAGAGGATCTATTCTTAATGCAGTTAAACTTGCATATAATCCAAATAGAGAGCAAAGAGATTCTCTATATTCTGAAAGAATTAATCCAGTTGTAGTTTCTCCTGGTGGAGGTATTATTCTATTTGGAGATAAGACTGCACTTAACAGAGCATCTGCATTTGATAGAATTAATGTTCGCAGATTGTTTATCTTCTTAGAAAAAGCAATTGAGTCTGCAGCAAAAGATCAACTATTTGAGTTTAATGATGACATTACAAGATCAAACTTTGTAAACATTGTAGAACCATTCTTGCGTGATGTTCAAGGCAAGAGAGGCATTACAGACTTTAGAGTTATTTGTGATGAAACAAATAACACTGCTTCTATTATCGATTCAAATGAGTTTATTGCTGATATCTTCGTGAAACCAACAAGGTCGATTAACTTCGTTGGACTAACATTTGTTGCCACCAGATCTGGTGTTGCTTTTGAAGAAGTAGTAGGCGTTTGATCTACATTTTAAATAAAAAATATTCTAAAGGAGTAAAAGAACAATGGCAACAAATTATTTAAAAACAATTGATCAATTTAAGTCTAAGTTAGTTGGTGGCGGTTCTCGCCCCAATCTATTCAATGTTAATTTACAATTCCCTGCAGGCGCTAAACTAGGAACAGGTAATAATGATTCTGATGCATTTCTAGTAAAAGCAGCAGCTTTACCTGCATCTAATATCGGTCCAATTGATGTACCATTTAGAGGTAGAAT